GCTGGAATATACTTCTTCCAATTCAACTTGAAGAAGTCTCTGGTCGGCATATCGTCATAGAACGCGTACCCGATCTCGTATGAAGCCTTCCCGGCCAAATATGCAGTTGATAAGGTGCCGCTGACTCCAATCGCAGTCAGAATAACCGGCGAATTGTCTCGGAGCGACTTCTCAGTTTTGTGTAAGACAGTTTTGATCGTCATACTCAGTCGTCCGACTCAGTCAACTGCTCGTACACCTCTTTGGCGATCACCAGAACAACAACTCCAGCAAGCGCAGTCAGCGTTAAACCAACGGCAAGACCGCCGACGTATGAGATTGCATCGAGAATATCCTTCATCTGTTTCTCTTTTCTCTGATGTAAATCCAAACGAGCCAAATCGGCCCGAGGATGCAACACATTAGGACGTCGAATAAGAAGTTCGAGACTCCGTATCGACGGTTTTTGTAAATGACGGTAATATGCATGATTACTCCTTCGCAAAAATAATAGGAGAAGTACTAGGGTTCATATGCCAACGAAACACATGATTTAGTGGTTTTACTCCCACACCAGATAGGTAGGTGTTTCACCTACGCATTCGTGTCTTATCTTACTTCTCATTATACACGTTGTAATTTTTGCGAAAAACCATACCCGTTGTTAGGCGGATATGGTCTTTTTGATCACTTGGCCGTTGCGGCGTCGATCAGGGCCTTCTGCAGGTCCTTGTCCTTCAAGATGTAGTCCATCTGTTCGAACGTGAATGCCTGGCGCAAGGTGATTTCGCGCGCGAGACCGGCTGAGACGACTGCGGTTGCAGCCATCAGAGCGGTCATCTGCACGATGTCGTTCTTGGCGAAGCTCACGATCCGACCAGCGAACGTCTTCTTGGGCTCGGTGTGCGATTCCATGATTTTTCCTTTCGGTGAGTGATTCTCATTATAGGAGCTGTAATTTCTGCGAAAAACCTGGCATCACTTTTTTAACGAATCCGCGATGACACTGAGGTTGGCGGCCGCGTGACTCCGGAGATCGTCTTTTGTGATCGTTTCTTCCATGGCGAGATCGATCAAATTGTCCAGCATGTTGGTGAGTGATGGAATTGCTTTCTTCCATCGACTCGCTATGAATTTGCTTTGCACAAGCTGGCCGGCATAGAATCCGACACCAAAGACACCAATGGTGTAACTCGCGACTTTGATTGCATTTTTCATGATTACTCCTTGTGTATATCCAATATATGTGGGTGTAAAACATGCATTATCCACCACAATGCCACCATTTCGCTCAGAATGCGATCTCAGCGTACTTACCTCTATTTTGACATAATCCTCAACCTTTTACATTATCGTCGCTTAGAATCGATTGTGGAGGACGTTTTTCCGAATTTTCTTCCGCGGGAATTTTTTGGGGAGAAAAACCAAACGCCTTGTGTTGACGTCTGGTCTTGTCGGTGTTACTTGTTGACTCGGTAGTTGACTTGCTGAGCGTAAGCTCGGCGGCCCTGAGCAGCGCTCGCGGCATCGATCAACTTCGCAGCTGCGGTGACAGCAAACGAAGCGACGACGATGAACGTGATCGGGTCCTCTTCGAACTTCTTCTTCAGCTTTTCGATTCCCTTGTTCATTTTGGTTCCTCCTATTATATGCGCTGTAAACCTTGCGAAAAAAATGTAGGAGTAGTAACGCTGGTAATAGTCTTTGTTGTTGCAACCAGTAGACGGTTCTTTTCAGAACGGCAACATTTGTTACTTCTCATTATAGTACTTGTAAATTTTGCGAAAAACTATACTCGTTGTTAGCGAATATAGCCTTTTGATTTCATTACATGCGGTGCTTACGGTCCAGCTTGTCTTCCGTGTCCAGAACCTTCTTGGCGAATCCGAAGAAGGAGATGACGCACACGACCAAAAGGCCGAGGGCGATCAACTCTCCTGTCTGACTCATCTCAACGGTGGGTTCGGGGGTTGGGGTAACAAGGTAAACGTTCATGTTTCTCCTTATGTAGATCTCATTATAGCCCCAGTAATTTCTGCGAAAAACAAAAGTCGTTGTTGGCGACTCTTGTCTTTGTGGATTACTTGTTGTACCAATTGGCCAGTTCTGTTGAAAGTGGTTCGCGGCCAATCCAATACTGCTCCATGTCCTCATAGTTCTTGGGGTCATTGTCGTAGTTATCGAGATCGGTGCGAATTTCTTCGAATGAACGCATAGTGGTTCTCCTTAGTAGTTCTCATTATATGCGTTGTAGGAACTGCGAAAAAAACTATACCCGTTGTTAGGCGGATATAGCTTTGATTTCACTTCTGAAGTTCTGGGATGATCACTTCGTTCTTGGTCGCCAGAGCCAGGAGATCGGCGGTGTCAATGATCTCGGCGTACTGGTCCTCTCCGCGATAGATGAACCATTTTCCATGGTTGATCATTTCGTCGGAGGGACGCACTCCAGAGTTCATCGATGTGACTCGATCAACTGTCTCGGTGACGATAGCGATTGCGATGATGTCCATTATGTCTCCTTGTTGTGGTTCTCATTATAGCCGGAGTAATTTCTGCGAAAAACCATACCCCTTGTGAGGATATGGCTTTGTGGTATCAGAACCTGTTGGCTCGTGCCACCAAGACCTGGCGAAGAGTGTCCACCACGACGTAGCCGATCGCGAGCATCCCGACCTTCCGCATCACACCATCGATCTCTCGGCTGACAACTTCAGCCTTCTTCTCGAAGTACGAGTCGGAAGCGACGGGCTCCTGCGGCTCCTGCTTCTTCGTGTTGACCATCTTGACCTGGATTGCTCGGTTGAACATTATGCTTCCTTTCGGTTGATGATTCTCATTATAGTCGTTGTAATTTTAGCGACTTTGTGGGAAAATATCCCCGCTGGGAATTTTTGAAAAAACAAAACCCATGTATTGCAAGCGAAAACGTATAGGATCTGTACAGCTTGTATTACACTGTGCAGATCCCATACGTTTTCAACTTGCGTCAAATATGACGTAGGTCACTTCGGCTTGATGATGAAGTCCTTGGCCTTCGATGTCATGACGTGCTTCTGCTCGTATGCGACGATGATCAGGATTCCCAGGAGGTTACCCAACACGACGGCCATCTGGTCAGGACTCACTCGGTTGTGGCGCTTGGGCGCCTGCAGCTCGGTGAGCCTTTCCAAATATCCCAGCATGTTCGGGTACTCTTCGGAATCCGGACCATGCGTCATCATCTCTTCGTAGATGGCGTCAATGGCAGCGGAAAGCTTGGGGTCTTCCTTCTTGCGAAAATTCCCAAACATCACTATCCTTTCGTTAAGTTCTCATTATAGGCTATGTAACGTTTGCGAATATGATTTACGATCTAACCTTGAAGGTGATCGTATCTCGCTTATCAAGGTTATCAACATCGCCACCATAGAGCTCGAGGGCGTAAACCTTGCCCCCCGATTCGCTCTTGGACACGACAAGGTCGCCGTCATACGTCGCGTTGGCTTTGTACGAGCGGGTGCTGATACCAAGTAAAGTACCAAGCAGTGTAGTAATAATTGCTGTTGTACCAACAACGGCAGCCACATTCGGGAAGTCCCACAATTCAGCCAAACCGTAATATGCCGAGCTGAAGGCAGGCAGAATAACCGTAACAAAAGCCTTGAGCTTGTTGTATGTCCGATTACTCAGCTGAAATCCCTGCACATCAACCGTGCCATTCTGTTCCATCAGATTTATCCTCTCTTCGTAGGTAGATACGATTACCATACAAGTGATGGTAATCATGAATCGGCAACTTTGCGATTTCAGCCATGATACGATCTGCCGTACCATTCCCACCAAGTTCTTTGTATGGCTCATAGAGATATTTTCGAAAATCTTCGTATTCGTCTTTATAAATAATCTTCTGCTCGATGAACTTTATACCCATGTAGGTAATTCGATCATAAGCCAAACCCATTAATAATTTTGTCGTGGCGGATTTTAGACTTCTGCGGCTCATCACATAGGCCCAAAAGCCGGAGGATGCACCGAATGTGGTCACTACTGACACAACGATAGTAATAAATGTATTTTGGTCCACGAAGGTTTTCTCCATTTTTTTGTGGCATCAGCTCGAGAACGTTGGATAGCTCTTGAACCCGTTTTCGTCTTCGATTTCTACATATTCACTAACTCTAACGACCGATGATGTTCCATACTTACCAATCAAAGTCACAAAATCACCAACGTTGAAATCGTACCGATAACGATATGGCGATAACACTCCACCAAATTCTGCATTTGTGATTTCAGTTGTTTTTTGACTTTGTAAAATCATCCATGCATAATCTTGCATCGACCCTCTAAGATTCAGTTTAGTAACTGGATCTGGTTCATCTTCGTAAGCGCCATCGATTACACTACCATCAATATACATCACTCGTCGATCGAAGTTTGTTGGTTGGAAAGGAAGTTTGTAATATGCTCCTACCCAACGACCAACAACAAGTGCAGCATTCTTGAACGATTTGATCGACTTCAAATATTGAAGGTTGACAATCTCTCCACGTTGACGAGAGAAACTTACTAAAGTGGTTCTATCTACCCCATCGTAAACACGAATAACTGTTACTTTGTTCGTACGATCGGCATCAGTTGGCGAAAAGGGTCCTGGTCTGATCGCTGAGATACCAAGATCATCAATACCCAAAATATCAATGAGTCTACTGTGAACATTACCTCGTGGAACTTCTCGAGCAATGGAATCTCCAACAAGAACGTTGACCACCATTGGTTCGGCTCGAACGTTGAAAATCGCATCATTGGGATCAAGCACGTATCCAAACGTAATGTGGTTGTTGATCAGCGATACCGCTTGATTCCACGTTTTGTCTGCAGCTAGAGAATATGGCACAGAAGGGTCTCCTGGAAAGACCTGCTGTGTACCAACTTGACGTTCCTCTAACACAACCTCAAAGCTTCGACCGCTGACTTTGACCGTCGCTTCGCCTTCGTTTGAGTCGTCGATTTCGTGTGTTTCAACAACCATCACTTCGGATGTCTGCATATGAGAGATTAACGTTCCGACAGGGAGCTTACTTAAAAGGTCACTGCTTTCTTTTGCCGTGAATGTGAACTCGCCAGGATCTCTGTATCGTTCAACCCACGTTTTCGACACAATACCATTTACGATTTCGCCGTTTTCTAATCGAGTGGGAACGCCACTGTTGAATTTCAAAATATCAAGCATTACACCCCCCAATAGGTGGCATAGTATTTGACAGTATCAATCCGACAACGATTAAATTCAGCACCACCAATAAATGTGCTTGCTACTAACTCATTTGTTCCCGGATATAACGTTGGCCATACCGAACCGTTGTAGATTAGATCGGCGATATGTGTTACCACTCCACCTCGAGTGAGTGTAACGTACTTATCGTTGACCATACTGGAAATTGTAAGAATATCGTCCGTCATAAACGAGTTTGTCAATACGAAATACAATTTTCCAGTTTCTTCAGGAGGGACACTCGAGTCGCTTACACCAGGAGTAAATCGAATTTGAGGACACGTGTTCAAAAGAGTGCACGAAATAATACAACCGTGCGGGGCGTTTGAATCTGAGTCAACAATCATTGCGTATGAACCGTTCACCGTGACAGTTGTAAGCATTGGCGCTAATAACTCAGTTGTCGCCTTGATCTCAATTGACGCTGAAATCGTCTTCGAGAATCTCGGCGAATCGAATTTGGTGATGAAACCGTAAATATGCGCAAAGACAGAACCTCCATTATTGAACCGAAGTTCAACTAAAGACGTCTGCGATGAGGCAATCGCCTTGTATAGCTTGGACCGCAACTCATCAATTGATTCTCCAATTTCAAAATTAGGATTGAGAATCATCTGAAGGGAGATCGTGCGAGAGGGAACCGTAAGATCATAAAACTGTTCCCCACTCGCCGACTCCATTACGTATCTTTGTACAATTGTTTCAGCACCAAGACCACTTTCATCAACTAAAAGAAAGGGTGAAGTTCCATCGGGCTCACAGTCAAACCTAGCGACGAATACGTTATTACTATACAGGTCTAAACTTGTAAGATTCATCCCGGAACTCCTAACTTAATTTTAGTTGTAGCCAATTGGCTGCGTGTCTGACGGTAAATAGCGCTTGTGCTTAATGGTTCAGGTGAATTGTTTGTCTGGTTGAATACGATGTTGGTTGTACCAGGCTGCTGGTCTGTTTGTGAATCACTTCCATTTTGACTGTTTTGCACAAACGAGATGGCTTGCGCCTGATCCAAAGACAACCCAGCCGTAACCTGCTGATTATCCATGAACGTACTGATCGCCTTAGCGTCTTTCTGCACACCAGTGAGATCAAGCACAGGAGTAATCGTCGGGCTGAATTCGGAGATGTTACCAACCAAGTTCGGAAGCTTCATCAACGTTTCTTGAATACCACCGACCAAATCGCTTGTCATCTTATCAGCCGTCTGGAACGGTTTGGTGTTGTCTCGAATACCGATAGCCAACCCGTCCATTGCGTAATTACCAAGCTTGATCATTTCTTTAGACGGCGATCTTGAATCGAGACCGTCCGCAACACCAGAAACGATACCTCCGGCAACATCTTTACCCCAACCAAAAGCATCCTTGACTTTGCCAGGGAGGCCAAACAATACGCCGTCCATGATAGAGCCAGCAATCCGAAGACCTGCCGCTCGGAACTCACCAGATTTTTCATCGATGGTATCAGCAAGCCCATTGAGGAACGCAATAACAACGTCTGCAGCACCATTTGCCAACTCAAGCGTGTTATCAGCAACACCATCCAAGAACGACAACACAGTATCTACACCAGCCTGGACGACATCCTCAGCGGCGGCACCAATACCTGTGATGATATCCGTGATGACTTGCGTACCAGCCGCAATGATGTCAACCGCAGAATCACCCAGACTCGTGATGAAGGTCGTAACCAAGTCTGTAGCAGCTGTGATAATATCGTCAAGACTGTCTGTGATGCCTTGGATGATGGAGACAATGATGTCAACACCAGCCTGAACAACGTCTGCAATGTTATCAGCAATACCCTGCAAGAAGGAAGTAAGCAAGCTCAGACCCGCAGCGACAATATCTGGCATTTTCTCGGTTAAAGCGTTGAGGAATGTGATAATGATGTCAGCAACGGTGGTTACAATTTGACCAATGTTGTCTAGAATGCCTTGCAGTAGGTTGAGAAGCAAAGTAAGACCGGCAGCGATGATATCCGGACCCTTTTCGATCAACACCGTAAGAATAATATCAACTAAAGTATTAATGGCGGTAATCAATTGTGGTGCTAGAGAAACAAATCCCTCTAATAACTGAGCAACGATTCCAAGAAGCTGTTCGATGATAACTGGAGCCTGTCCACCAAGCGTTGTGATCATGGTGGTGATTGTTAATACAAGAGCTTTACCAATCTCTGGTAATCTTTGAATTAATGCATCTAAGAGTAACAGAAGAACGCCAATACCAGCCTCACCGGCATCAGCTAAAGCGACAAATGCTCCAGCAGCTAAAGATGCACCAAGTCCGAATAAAGCAAGCCCAGCTCCGACGAGGAATAATGCAGCGCCAAGAACTAATAACGGGCCGAGAATTGGTGTCATTAACGCCGCACCAATACCAAGAACCGCAAGAATACCAGCAAGACCCAAGAGACCCTTACCAATATCCTTGAGCTTCATCTTACCAAATTGTTGCAGAACCTTTGCTAACAAACCAAGGGATACTGCAGCAACACCAAGTGCAACGGCGCCAAGAATGGAACCCGACATAAGATGTAGAGCCAACGCCAAAATACCAAGAGAAGATGCGAGAACGGCCATGCTTTTACCGAATTCTTCCCAAGACATTGTCGCCATGAGAAGTAATGCGCCAGCCAAAATATTCAAGGCAAACGCAACGCCGATAAGAGCGGGGCCAAGTAACACCATACTTAATGGCATCAAATTCATTGCCCCAGCAATAATCAACAATCCAGCGGCCACAGCAGCAAGACCCTTACCCATCTCTTCCCAAGACATGGTAGCAAAGATCTTCATTGCACCAGCAAGTAAGTTCATGGCAAAGGCGATGGCAAGAATACCAAGCCCTGTGGTAAGCATCTTGGACTTACTAGGCATCAAATTCATTGCTAACACAATAGCGCCCAAACTACCCGCGACGCCAGTAAGACCCTTACCCATCTCTTCCCAAGACATGGTAGCAAAGATCTTCATTGCGATAGCTAGAATATTCATGGCAACGGCGATAGCAATAATAGCTAACCCAGAAGAAATCATCTTCCCATCGCTGGGCATTAAATTAACAGCCGTAACAAGAGCGGCAAGAAGCCCAACCGTTGCGCTTAAGCCTTTCGCAAGTTCTTCCCACGACATCGTTGCGAGAATTTTAACTGCAATGGAAAGAATTAAAAGAGCCCCTGAAATGAGAAGTAAACCGGCGGCTACTGCTCCGAATTTAACGCCACCAGACGGCCCGGATGCTAATTGATTAATAACCGCGAATGCGCCAATGAGTTGCGTAAATCCAACCGCAAGTGCAGACATTGCCTTGATTAGGGCTTCGGTGTCGATCATCGAAAGAATAACAACAGATGCTGTCAAGATACCAATAGCAATAGCAATCTTCATAAGAGCATCTGCTCGTAATTTAGTTTGCATTGCTTCCAAAGTACCCGATAGACTATTAAGACTCTTCGTAACCGCTGGCATGGTATCGGTGATACCTTTGAACATGTCTCCAAGACCGGTAAGAGCTCCGCCGGTAAGATCAATATCCAACCCATCGGTAGCAATCTTGTTGAATCCACCAGCAAACATACCCGCAATGATCGTTTGAATCAATTCCAGTGTTTTATCAAAGTTATCCGATTCGAAGAACTTCAATAAAGCAGGCCCAAACCCCTCGAAGGCCGCACCAATGTTTGAAATTGCTTCAACGACTCTATCTTTGGCAGACATAGTCTTATCCCAAAGATTACCGAGAACATCGCCAGCACTTGAAACAACATCTTTAAGTTTGCTGAGAATATCGCCGAACCAACTAAATCGATCGCCTAACCGATTGAATCCACCATCCATAGAATTGGTGAAATTTGGATCGAATTTTTCAAAGATGCTTGAGAAGAAGTTTTGTACGCCATCAAAGACCCCAAGATCTAAACCACTAATAGTTTCGATAATGGAATCTTTAATTCGAACAAACGCTTCAACCAATCCGTCGATCGTTCCAAAATTGATACCCTTGAAGAACGACTTAAATTTAGCCTTGAGTTTATCGATAAAGGCAGCCGGATTCTTAATCGCTTCGATCAGATCGTCAAAGAATTTAGTGATACCACCACCATCAACAAGCTTCTCTTTAAGACCACTAAAGAAATCGCCTAAACTGACGCCAAGATCCAGAATACCTTTTCCACCATCGGTGAAATAGTTGAAGAGTTCCTTAAATGCTCTTGCACCGTTAGAAATAACTTCCCAACCAATACGAAGAACAGAGAAAAACCCTTCGAAAATAGCATGGATCTTATACGCTGTGTAACCAGTGATTTGAAGTTTCTTTGTGAAAGCGAAAAATTTGGAGGTTAACTTCAATAAAGTTTCAGCGGTAACTGGTGGAAAAATATCCCTAAAGGCATTCTGAATTGGTCTGAGAATTGACGAAAGCCCTTCGAATGCTGTCTGCAAAGATTTGATTAAGAGCGTTCGACCGCCCATATCTTTCCAGCTTGCCAGCATGTTATTACGTGAATCTGCCGAATTGGTGACGATATCGCCGACCGCTTCACTAATTCCCGTAAATAAAGTTCTTGCCTCTTCAAAATCACCGAAAATGATCTGGAAGGACTTTGACCAACCCGAACCAATAGCTTCCTTGACTGTCCCAATAAGCTGAGTAAGTGTCTTGACTTTTGTTGCTGCATCCTGACCCATCTGGCCCATCTTCATGATCTCAGCAGCCTGCTCCTTGGTGTAACCAAGCGCAAGAATTTGAGCCTCACTAAGATCACCAGTGAAACCAGATAGGGTGTTAGTCAGAACCTCAGCGGTTAACCAACCAGACTCGAGAGAACCACGGAAGCTGTTGCCGGCGGACGTCCACTCTTCGAACGTCGTGTCCATCGTAATATCTTTGATGGTACCCAACGCCTTACCGGACTCGAACAAAGCCTTCTGGAAGACCTCACCACCCATACCAGCGTTGACAACCGAGTTCCAGTCCATAAGACGAACTGTACCGGTAGAAATAGCTTGAGAAAGCTGATACATTGCTGTAGCAGCCTGCTGAGAGTTAGACCCAGAGATAGCTGCAAGGTTAGCAATACCTTTGATTGCGTTTGTTGATGTATCCAGATCAACGCCGGCGGCCGTGAAGGTACCAATATTTCGAGCCATCTCAGAAAAGTTATAGATGGTCTGATCTGAATACGTGTTTAATTCATCAAGAGCAGCAGTAACATCTTGTAAGTTCGTACCATCAGAGGTTGTGTTCGCCAGAATTGTCTGGATCGAGTTCATATTGGTTTCGTACTCACTGAAACCACTAAGCACCTGATCAATACTTAACGATTTTGCTAATCTAATACCAGTATCAACAGCTTTGTTTGTGATGTTTGATAACGCCGTAATTGCGATCGTCGACAGAGCAATAAATTTAGTGCTAATACCATCAACAGCAGATGCCATTGAGCCAAAATTGATCTTTTTAACACTAGAGTCGAGATCTGCGAAACTTTTGTTGGCGTCATTGAACGCTAAACTAGCCTTAAGTTTATCAAGACTAGCCATTGTTTCTGCGACTTTACGTTCGAATGAATTATTGTCAAATTCAATCGAGACGACTTTGTTATCAACACTAGGCATTGGTCATCTTCCTCCAAATCTCTTCTGCCATTTTATTGAACAAGGGTTGTGTAGCTGGGTTGATGTAATCGATACCTTGTACGTAACCACCAGTACCAGTTCCGTGTCCGAACTGGATTAAAATGGCAATAACTTCCCCATCGTTTACGTTTGAGTTATACCACTCAATACCGTAGCGACCTCTAGCGTTGATTAATCTGTAACTCCAGGAAGAAGCCGTTTTACCTGTATCGGAGGGTGTTGCTCGTGCTAACAAAGCGACGCCTTGTCTACCATAGTAATGCAACTCTGAGAAATAGCTTTGTGGAGATCTGTGTAGGAATTTCTCCAGATTTTTGAATGAGCCTGAGCTTTTCAAATGCATACCCATGACGAGCAACACCCTCCTTTCTTCAACGATTTACTTCCATTTTGACGATTTTACGTGATGTCTGTAACTAAAATTAATGATGGAAATGTTAGACCAGCGTTAATTTGTACGGTGCCACTGCCGACGACAAGTGCTAAACGAAGTTTAAATGTTGTCGACGTCGAACTACTTGCCGTAAAGACGTACGTCATGTTACACGCATTTGCCCAAATGTTGCTGTGGCAAAGCACGTTATTCTGCGCTAAAACCGTGTTCGATGCGTTGGTTAACTGACAACTAGCAATATTTCCAGCTGTGCTACCAAGGATCATCGCAAACACATCAATACGATACATTCGGTTATAGATCACATTGAAGCTTCCGGTGGTCAAACCAGAATCTGTTACCGTACCACCAACAGCAGTACCGTTAGCAGTAAGCTGACCATCTTTCATGTATCCCATGTTACCAACATTAGTACTAAGGCTGGTAACTGTGGTGACATCTGCCTTACTAGCAAGACCCGACGACAGTGCCGAAGAGGTAGCAAGTGTCGCAGCCCAAGCATCAATGGCAGCTTTTGTGTAACTTTGAACTGTAGTCATAAATCTCCTCAGGGATCACTGACGCTAAAAACGGTTTCGGTGACATAAACCGCATTCGGGTTGTTGATTGTGAATTCGGTAGAGGTTGCTGTCAACCCAAGTAAAGAAGTTCCTGTGATGTCGAATGTGCCGTTACCGTTATCAACAACATCCAACGTATAAGCCAGACAAATCTGAGCCATAATTTCTTCGATTGTTGGAAGGTCTGGGTCGGTACCAACAGTTCCATACAATTTGTCTTCTAACCAAGAAACAACTGTACTGTCCAGTGTTCTGGTGTCCGCCACAATCGTGTTTGTCGGCGCATAACCCGGAATTTTCTTAGCAGTTCCAATCAAATCCCACTCGAATTCAACCAGATCTGTAGACGCTTTGACTGTGGTGTAAGGTTTGTCGGATGGGATGGCAATCAGATCATACAAAATATGAATCTTGTAGCCGATTGGGTCGTTTGTTGTCCCATCTCCGACTCGAGTACGATAACTCAAAGAGAATTTCTTATTACGCTGTTGAGCAATAGAGAACCCCTCGACATACTCAGAATATCCCTCAAGATCCAAGAACTCGTCTGGGTACGTGAAGGCTTTGAGTTTGGATTTGGGTTCGTCTAAGTTAACAACATCTTTGATTTTCTTACCATCGAAATATAAAGGAGTCGTGGTTCTCGACGAAGATTCAGTAACGGCAGTCAGACCATTCCAAACAACGGCAGTCCCATCCTGTAAATATAACACACCACGGTCTAAGCCGGTTTCATACGTCTTTTCGGTGAGAGCGTCCCATGTTAGTTTGGTCATGTTGACTCCTTACGGTGTAATCTTCGAAATGATTTTAATGGTTGGCTCATGTCCTGGCGAAAAGAATCGATCGCCGCTGCCATTGGTTGCCTTCAAAACAACGTCATACAAGCCGACGGCAATGTCCAACTCATTATTAACCCAACCGATGATAATATTTGGTTTGCTATTACTCCCGACAATCCCTGCCGTTTTTGTTAACGCAACGGTTTTATCTTTTTGAGAAACCAGTTTGACTGTGAAACTGTAACCATTCGAGAAATCAATCAAATTACCATCTCGATCATACCAGGCCACACCAAGATCTGGAAGTTCGGCATCTTGTCTGTAAATATAGATTTTATCTGAATTCATTTAATCCTCCAACCGAAGTTCCATACTCATATCTTGGCTCAACGTAACTACTTAGTTCTACTTCTTGATGTTGACTGACTTTTGGTTCCTTGTAGAATATGATGTATTCAATAGTAAATTCTTTAGAACTGAACAACCCACTAATTGGTTGTACAGAAACATAACCTTGACTACCAACCCAAGTGACACTTCCTGGAATCCAGCTTCCAGATACTGGCTGTGCAAGAATTAATACAGTAGACCCACCCCAGATTACTTCGTTTGGTGTCCAATTTCCAGAAACAGCTGTAACAGTTACATTACCGTTTGAACCAACCCAAATTTGAGGCGATTCACTTAATGTAAACACTCCAGAAACAGGAGTAACTGTCACATTAGCATTTGAGCCAATCCAAATAACAGATCCGGGTGTAAACACTCCAGAAGTAGGCGTAACTGTCACGTTACCATTTGAACCGGTCCAAATAACTGAGCCTGGTACAAACACTCCAGAAGTAGGTGTGACGGTTACGTTACCGCTTGATCCGACCCAAGTAACTGATCCTGGTACAAATAACCCAGAAGTAGGTGTAACGACAACACTACTCGTTGACCCAATCCAAGTTTGAGGACCGCCCTCCGCAACAAAGAATCCCGAAGTTGGTGTAACTGTTATGTTACCATTGGACCCAACCCAAGTAACTGAACCTGGTAAAAATAACCCAGAAGTAGGTGTGGCAGTTACATTACCATTGGACCCAATCCAAGTAACTGAACCTGGTACAAACAATCCAGAAACAGGCGTAACGGTTACACTACCATTGGACCCAATCCAAGTAACTGAGCCTGGTACAAATACTCCAGAAGTAGGAGTGACCGTTATGTTACCGTTGGACCCAGACCATGTTTGTGGAGCGGCGCCTAAAGTAAATAACCCAGAAGTAGGTGTAACAGTTACATTACCATTTGAGCCAGTCCAAACAACCGATCCGGGTGTAAACAATCCAGAAACGGGTGTAACAGTTACATTACCATTTGAGCCAGTCCAAACAACCGATCCGGGTGTAAACAATCCAGAAACAGGTGTAACAGTTACATTACTATCAGAACCAGTCCAAACAACCGATCCCGGTGTAAACACACCAGAAGTAGGTGTAACGGTTACATTACCGTTAGAACCAGGCCAAGTAACTGATCCCGGTGTAAACAATCCAGAAACAGGAGTAACAGTTACATTACTATCAGAACCAGTCCAAACAACCGATCCGGGTGTAAACACCCCAGAAACAGCTGTAACAGTTACATTACTATCAGAACCAGTCCAAACAACCGATCCCGGTGTAAACACACCAGAAGTAGGTGTAACGGTTACATTACCGTTAGAACCAGGCCAAGTAACTGATCCCGGTGTAAACAATCCAGAAACAGGAGTAACAGTTACATTACTATCAGAACCAGTCCAAACAACCGATCCGGGTGTAAACACCCCAGAAACAGCTGTAACAGTTACATTACTATCAGAACCAGTCCAAGTTTGTGGCGAGCCACCTGTCGCTGGAGCAAGTGCTACTGTATGCCCAGCACGAAGAGTCCAGGAATCAGTTTCATCAAAGGTCGTTGTTCCAGATGCTCCGGCCGTTGCTTTTTGTTTTGTCCAAACAAAAGCATTATCTGGAGAGCTACCAAAAGATTCAAGTGCTGTCCAGCCAGACGGACTAGGGCTATCGTCTTCGCCAGCGAAACTAATCAATGAACCAAATAATAAACAATTATCTTCGGTGGTTGTGACTGTCGTAATATCTCGATCGAGAGTCCAAGCACCACCAGCAAAAGTCGAATATGAATCTACACCAGAACATCCAGACACACCAATTGTTGCCGCAAATAAAGAAGATCCAGTAGCTGATCCCGACCAAGTTAAACTAAAAGTTGATCCTTCCGACCCGTCTAAAATCTTATAGAAGGTATTGATTGCAACCCAGTTAGACCCATCACCTGCAGCTTGCACGGTAGCTGTTAATTGTGAGAAACCAGATGGCGGATTAGTTGATGGAATTCCTCCACCCTCCCACTCTTGATTCATCGCAAAGATTAAAACCATATCACCAGCAACGGCGCCGGTTGGTTTATTAACAGCTAAAGTTGTCCCGCCACTAGCATAGTCTTCATTACTGTAATAAACTTCCGGGCCTTCCCAAGGAGCTTCTGGCTCCGGTTTAAATGCTAAAGTTAAAGCAACCCAAGCATCGGGTCCATTCGAAACTTGATTCCACGTAGGGCAGGTAACCGATCCTGCGGGATAAATTTCTTTGTAAGCCAACCCAACAGAATGATCAGAACCAGTTGTGGTATCATAACCACCACCGTGCATGATTGACGTAAAACCTTGCTCTGACCCAGATAGTAAAGCTAACGCATTATCATCGGCGGTTGTTACTACAGATAATACAAACGCGTCGTCAGTGATGGTCGTTAAACCAGTCGGTGTAAATGTCGTCGAAGCAGAAGAACTTGACGTTACAGCAGTCACGTCTTGTAGTGTTGTTAAATTTACACCACTAAACACAGCACACTGTATGGAAATTCCACCACTTATGGTAGAATATGCAGAAGGAACAGTTGTTGCTGGCGCTGATTCACCGGCAGTTAGTCGCTTAATCCAAACTGTTGTTTGAATATCATATGAACCAATCTCTCTAAATACCGTATCAACTAATGTATACCCAGAAGGATCAGATGGCGCTAAAGAACTACCATTATTATGTCTACCAGAACAAACGACAATAGCAACGTCGTCATCAATGGCCGTATACCCTGCGGGAAAACTAGCAGTAATCGTAGCGCCATTTGTCGTCGATGTTGCTTGTCCTCCCGTTCCAACATAGGTGATGGCCATTTAAACTCCTTAGCTACCGGCGAGTGTAATACTTAATGCTGGACCGGTGACATTACCACCGTTTGTAACCAAAGTTGCAGAAGGAACATCGACGCCAATAAGTGTTCGAGCCGCATCAGATGCGCCTTCGATGTAATATGCTAATGCCGTCCAAGTTTCACCGACCGCAACTGAGGTCCAAGAAGGTGCTGTTGCAGTAAGTGTAACATTATCAGAACCATCGTTCTCTGTTAAGGTAACTCCTGCAAGATCGGCTCTCGAGTAACCAGATGCAGCAGCTTCAGTCATAGCGCCAGTAACATCGGATAAAAAGTTGTAATCTTTAATTGCGGAAGCTGCCGGAGCAGATCCATTGAATACGGCAACGCGAATATCCGTCGAACCGCTAATAGCTGCGTTCAAAAGAGTATAAAGTCCTCTGTTTGCCATTGTAAAACTCATGTTGATAACCTTTCTTATCCACTAGTACCTAGTTGTGCTCTACGTTGTTCGTTAAGCTCACGATTGCGTCTGGCAATGTCGCCCTTCGACATCTTCTTTGGCTTCGATTGCTTGATATTACAGATTTGAATGAGGGAGAAGAGGCGATTGAGATGCCACCGCTCACACTCAAAGGGGATGTTGAATTGAACCATCCAGTAATAGACAAGTTCAGAAGTAATGGTCTCCCCTGGACCACGGCGATCTGGCATCTGTCCAAATGTCGTTGCCGACTGTTTAGAGTTGATGTAGTTGTTGACTGCTTCGAAATGCGCATTTGTGAACCGATTGAGCACTTCTGGCGGAAGGCCCGGAGTAATAATCATGAACCGGACGTACTCCACAATTTCTTCTACCGTCTTCTCGGTGTTAGCAAGAAACGGCTTCTCAAATTTTGACTCCCATTTTGACACGGAAAGCAAGGAATGCTCAAGCTCGACCACAATGTCGTTGACTGTGCCGAATCGATTGGTGGCTTCGTCGTAGACTTCGTCGCCTTTGATAATGAGTTTGAGCATAATTCTCCTTTAAACAAAAACATAACACTGACGGGGGAGACAGAGAAAGCTTGTTAGGCCCTCCCCATCTCCCCCAATCAGTTAAATATGGATCAGTCCCGCTTGAACGACCAGTCATCATCCGCCGTGGGCGAGAAGATGTAGCTGTTCGACGCCGGGTAAGCCCGAATGACGAGCGTAGCACCCGCAGTACCAATGGTGACGGTACCGGTGACAATAGCGTTGGTATCCGCACGACGGTAAGTGACGCCAGTGACTGTCGGGATGGTGATAACACCGGTGCCCGCCACGAAGGTCGGAGCAGTCGGAGTGACCACAGTCTGAGCGCCGGCGAAGAGGGCAATCACAGTATCCGGCATAGGCAGCGACGGATCGGTACCGACCGTGCCGTAGAGATACTGCTCAAGCTCTGCCAGATCACTCGGCGCCACCTCGGTCGAGTTGATGGTGATAATCGACGTCGGCTTCAGACCCGTCACGGCCACGGGGACCGAGCTGAGCTCCCAACTGAACGTAATCGCCTCGGGCGAGTCGTTGACGGTGGAGTAAGCCTTCTCAGACGGAGCCGCAGTAAGACCGTACACCAGGTGCAGCTTGTAGCCGTAGCTGGTACCGAGAATATCGTTACCAAGCAGTGTGCGATAGCTAAGACCAAACACACCACGGTTCTGCTGACCGACAGTCACACCAGTCTGAGGAATAGCAAGACCATCGAACTGGTTGAACTCGGTCGGATAGGTGAACGCCTCAAGGGTGGCACCGAACTCCTCAGCCGAAACCAGGTTCAGGTACTTGCTGTTGTCAGCATACTGAGCACTGGACTCAGCGCCCGAAGGCGACTCGGTGACACTGACGAGACCATTCCAGGCCACACCATTGTCGTACAGACCCGAAACAGCGTTCGGAATATAGAGAACGCCGCGATCAACACCGGTCTCATAGAGCCGCTGACCCGACTGATCCCAAGTAAGGATTGTCATTGTATTCTCCTTCTAGAAGAAAAGGTTGTATACGTCATGATTGAGTTTGTCGGCTGTATAAAATCTATCAAATGAACACAGCGGTAGAGCACCGATCTTATCTGGAATAAGACTATCCGGATTTGGATCAATTACTACAACTTGATATCGTTTATGCCGAGAATATGGATTGTTGTCTGCATGTTTGGCATCCTCTCTATCTCGGTGATAGACGATACAAGGATACTTCATTTGGATCGTGGGTGGCGGCTGAAAATATACATTACTGGTCCCAAGAATCTCTACCAACTTCTCATGCAATTGCTGGCGTTGGGCCATTGTACACCGTCCCAAGGTTCAGGATGAGGCGGGGACTCTTGACCTCGACAGAAGTCACAGTCCACAGAGTCCCCGCCCATCGCACATACTTGATACGAGAGAAATGATCGATGGCATACTGATCAGCCATAATACTAATCGAGTTGTTGACAGTAATATCATCATTGAGCTTGTCCGGTTCATCTCTGAGATTCCGCATAGTCCGAACCACATCACCATAATAAGTGATTTCTGTGATCTCATCTACCCAGATACCAGAGTTGGCGGGGCTCTCGACGGCAACACCATACCCGACTTTATCACAAAATCTAGCCATCTATCTCTCCTTAGTTCATCACGCCGGACGCGAGAAGCTCCAGCTGTCGTCCTCGCTGCTCGGGAAGTAGTAACCCGAATCCGGCGTGGCGTTGACAACCAGAGTGGTACCGGCCGACAGAGCTGCCTGAGCACCAGCGGTGAGCGTTGTGCCAGCGCCGTTCTTGTACACAACACCGGTCTGCGACGGGATCGTCACGACGAAGGTGGTGCTGTTCCAAGTCGGCTCAGTCGGCGTAACCGACACGAGAGTCGAAGCGACCTTCATGACCACCATAGCCGACTTCAGCTTGGTGAGGGCGCCGCACATACGAGTCTCGATGAGGTACTTGTACTGGTTGTAGTCGATGTCGAAGTCATCGAACATGCTCGTCTCGCCACCGGAGGTCGAACCGATGGTGTAGTCAATCGGGTTGACAAGCACACCAATGAGGTTGGGAATGTCCTCAATCGGCTCCACAGGAACGATAGCAGCGACACGGAGCTCGTTGCGGAGATCCTCGAGGCTGGTGTAGATACGACGGCCAGTGCTGTCCTTGAGGAGCATGAACTTGGCAATGTACGTCTCGGTGGTGTAGAACGTCGGCTGACCCGTACCCTTGTAGTACTGGCGGTGCAAGATGATCTGGTCGACGATCTCAGTGACCGACGAGTTGGCATCATCAATGTTGACGTTCACGACAGTGGTGAACAGCTCGTTGTCCTTGGCAATCGGACGGATGTTCTGTTCGTTGATCTTGTCGGGGTCCGACACATCACGACCATCGCCGACGAGGATCGCACGAGCGATTTCCTCCTCGAGCATGAAGCGCATCTCACCCTTGAGCCAGGCGACCACGTTGAAGTCGGTGATGTCGATGATGTCATCACGATCGAGCTTCTGCTTCTTATAGACAGTCGTCGGGGTCGTGATACGCTGTGAGATGCCGAAGAACTCTTCCTTCTTCATGGTACCCTTGACATAACCCTTGGCACGAGCCGAGTCGAAGGTCAGGTCGGCCGACTGAGTGCGGATACGGTTGAACGGGCTCTTGCGGCAGCCACCGAGGAAGGTCGCAACCCACTCAGTACGCCGCTTGAGGAACTCCGGCGTATCCGTCACCAGCTTGGCGTCGGGGAACAGGAGGTCGATGTCGTTGATGCCGTGATGAAGAGCATACTCCTGGACCGCCTGCTTCAGCGAACCACCATACATCTTGATGGCGTCCGCCTGCAGGGTCTTCATGTCATCGTGCGACAGGACGAGGTTCTTTTTGTCCTGATCGGTGCCCTTTTCGAAGACGTTAGTCATTTCATTTCCTTCCGGGTTTAAATCGCCGTGGATGGCGGGGTCATCATTTGTGTTTGTGGTATCTGAATGGGACGCGACACTAGCAAGAGCCTCGCTCACTAAATAATGAAGAACATCCTGCTGTTTGGGAGTCATTGTATTAATAACGTCTTCAATTGTCTCATTAGGATTATCGGGCATGTTGTCTGAATGCTGCACCTGAGCATTCTCAAGTGCCTGACCAACGAGGAAATGCAGCACAGTCTGCTGCTCTTCCGTCATCGAGTCATAAACCTCCTGAACCGTAGCCTCATCGGCGTGTTCAAGATCAGTATCCGTATCAGTGTCATCGTCATCAGTCGAATCATCTGAGTGCTCGAGATGCTCGTTCGTGTAGATGATTGCCTCATCCTCGAGCGGGGTCTCCGAGCCATCGCTGTGCTGAAGCGAAATGTTCTCGATGACTGCACCCGGGTTAGCGCCGGCAAGAACCAGGCTAACTTCCCGGATAACGCCATGAAGAACATTACCAGCACGCTCAACAAGCTTGTTAGCCCAGATCGAGAGCTGTGTAATGTCACGATGATGAACAAGATTCTTGGCATGAGCTGCCTTAGGCGTCTCATTGAAGTAGCAATAGGCGTAAACACCCTCAGCACGATGCTCTAAAACAGCGTGACCAAGAACGTTTTCGACATCATTGTGCCCGTGCTGCCAAACCAGAGGCACCGTAGCGCCATTCTGGCTCTTGAATGCATCGGGAGTGATAGTTCGACCATCAGTGCACTTCAACCCAGCTTTTGTAGCCCAACCGCTGAAATCAGCTGCTTTCATTTTGATTGATTCCTTTCGTTTTAGACCTTCGTCCGAATTGCGTCGAATTCTTTCTGGCGTTCGGCTTCATACTTTGCTTTCAACTCTTCTTTCAACTTGTCGTATTGCTCTTTAGCGCTACTAATTGCGGACTTCAGATCGGTTCTGATGACCTCAATCTCTTGGCGAGCTTTTCCTCGCTCGGCTTTTGATTGAGCACTCTTAGTTTTCTTTGAAAGTTGAGAGATAATCTTATCTAATTTGTCACGAACTTCTGCCTGTCGAATTCGAGCGTTCTCTTTCAGCTGAAGAATCAACGCTTTTTGTGCCTCAGCAGCTTCTTGAGTTTCTTGCTTCTCAGCATCTTTAATCTGAGTTTTAGCGTAGTCCCAAGCTTCCTTCTTCTTTTCCGTCTTTAAATCGCTTGACGACCGAGGCTTTAACTCACGCTTTTTCAAATAGTATTCATGAGCTTTAACCGGATCATAATACTGAGACGCATAATGTTGAAGAAAATCATCTGCTTTAGTCATCCGAGCCCCTGTAGCATCTTGTCTAGTTCTGTGTTCAATGAATCGAACGTGTCATTCATGACAGTATCCATTTCATCGATCTGTGGACCAGACGGTGGAGCTGCGGAGCCAGCACCCAATTGCGGCTGAGGCATATTACTGTTGATTAATTGATCTGCTTTAGGATCTTTCGATGGACGAAGACCCATAAACCCTCTAATTTCATTAGAACTCAGAATCTCGTTGCGGGAGAATTTATCTGCAATTTCAGCAATCTGAGACAGAGGAACGAGTTTGAATGGATCTCGGAAATATTGGATCTTCTCTCGCTCACGTGTCCCCTGAGGACCAACCAAAACTCTTTGCATAGCTTCGGTGATTGCATCAAGCAACGGCTCAATTGTTCGGTTGAAGTAGTTGATCATTACTTTTTCATCAGCGGTACCATTCATCACTTCTTCGGTGATACCAAGCTGTCCATAAAGCATACCGGTAAGATACTCGACTTGCTTTAAGAGATTGTTTTCGGCTGGACGGTTGAGCTGAGTGATCTTCTCAGTACCATCCGTATAAGCAATACCATACTGGCTACCCTTGAGTTGGAACTCAATATCCTGACGTCTCTTTTCCGCCTGCTCTCTTCGAGCCTCAGACTTGATAACGTAAGGAAGCTGAATAATGAGATCCAACTTACCGGAACTCGACTGTTCGTCGACAACATCTAACAGCTGCAACTTCTTGATCAGTCGCTGTAAAGTAGAGTTGGGTTCGTTCATCACAGCGTAAAGAGGGTTCTCTACAATAGCAACCATACGCTTTTCAAGAAGAATCTCTTCTCTTGTGCCGGTTGCTTCGTTGTAAAGAGACACTCTAACGTGTTTTGGATACCAGTTCACAATACGACCGACACGTAAAGAATGAGTTTCAAATCTCATCTTCATCGTATCGTCGGACTTCACGACGTAATCCACAGGCACAATGGCAGCAACACCATCATCAAATAATGTCGCCGCAATATCCTGGCGGAAAGCTCTAGGTGATTGATCGATATTCGGCTGGAAAAGTAGACACTCGTTCAATGGGCCTTTGATGTCTTCTAAATATCGAGCTTGTTCATCGAGAAGCACATGACGAATCGCAACACTAGACACATCAATACCAATACGAGTATAAATCGACGTGATGATTGATCGTTCGTTGAAACGTCGAGATGGGTTCGAATGCGGTCTATTACTTGATCCAGGACCAACGTCGGTGTTTGTTACATACTGCCGTGTATTCTGTTCATTCGACCGAAACGCATTGATAGCTCGTTTAACTTGGTTGAGAATTGCCAACGTTGGTCACCTCCTTGAATTAGTATTCTTTGGCTGTTAGAAACATACTCTGAAACTCCATTGGATCTTCAATCTCATTTAAAGAAAGATCGGAGACTTCTTTTGTTTTAGAGTTAATGGCAACAAATATAGGAAATTCATCCAAGTCTTCAGGTTGAACTAAAAACACAAAAGCGCCATGATATTCTAAACCTTTTTTAAGAATAACATCTGGAAAGGAAGTTTTAATTTCTGTAGCTGCCGTGTCAATGTTAAGCATTATCCTTAACCCACCTTTCCAACCATTGTGTATTTAAGGGTTTATTATCAAGACGCGTGTAATAAATTGCGCTAGGATTAAACGGATATGCTTTATCCCAATCAGCTTGAGTCTTAATGTGTATTTGTCTTTGCGTATCGATAATCATGGGTTTTCCACGAACAACTTCATACGCAATACTATGTCCACCACCAACAGCCCACGAAACTGAAACTTCGCCTCGACTACCGTTTGGTTGATTAGCCAGAGACTTTGTAATTATGTTGACGCTATCGACTTTACCGCCAGTTGGATTAGAATGAACTTTGTTTTCACCCCAATCCTTAGCTGTTGTTTTAGTGTTTGCTGCCTTTTTTAAACCACCACCGTGTTGACCTGTAGACATAGTCGAATGTGTAGCAACAACGTCAAATCCTCGTCGACGCATTTCATAAGAAAGTGTACAACGGCGACAATTCATCTTTGTTCCAAATGAACCGTAATTAGGATTAATGTCCTTGACTACAGAATCCATAATCTGTTTTTCATTAAGATTCTTTGCCGCCAAAGCATCGTTTTTCTTGTACTGTGGGCCGTGTGTGTTTAAAGTTGCTGCACGAGCGCCTTTTTTAACTAAAACTCTTGCGTTTCCACTATCAATAAGTCTAGCTACCGAGAGCCCGCCTTGAACGGCTAAAACCGACGCAAGATATACCGTAGCTGGATCAACAACTCCAGTTTTAGCTTGCGTTGTTTTGGCGGTGTTCTTTGAACCACTAGAAGGCTTTCGTTCGTTACGAACGCCCCATTTCATTCCTTTAACACCATAGTGTTCGAGATGTTTACTGGTGTCCATCTGTCACCTAAAGTTTTCTGTTAATTAAAAATGTAGGACCCAAAACACTAAGAAGACCAATGGTAACGTTACGAGCAATTCTTAAATTCCCTTTTCGAACATCACTAATTGATAGTTGTCCGGTATCGACTAAATATCGACGTGCTGCTAGCGTACCTTTTAAACCGCCCCCAAATTCATCAACTAATTTCTTTTCGCTTTTTAGCTGATTAACACCCATCTTCTTTTTGCGAGCATCCGCATTTCTTTTAACATGAGATTTCCGAACACCCCAACGCATACCTTTAACGCCATGATGTTCGATGAACTCTTCGGAATTCACAGTTAGCTCCTTTTTAAGTTCTGTTCAATATACTTATGATCTGCCGTAATAATAGAAAAATCCATAAATTTACCGGTTTTTTTCTCAACAGAATAAAAAGGATA